AGTGGACAAAAAGAAACTATTTGTGATTATTCAAAACTAATTAGACTTGCTGATAATAAAGAACCAAAGAAAAAAATAAGAATTATATTCGAATCTTCACAATATTCTTCTTCTGACAGTGGAGATTTAACCACAGTATCTTCATATGATCAAATTAATTATTGCGACTTGCCTCTTATTAATAATAATACTAGACTGACTGATATTTTAGATATTCGTCCAAGAGTATTACCTTTTAATCCTTCTTCTAGTACTTCACCATTTGAATTTTTTGGTAGAACTTTTTCGGAAGCAAATAATTCATCTAAAAATATAATAGCATCAGATGAATCAATTACATTAACATATTCATTCTATCTACCAAGAATAGATAAAATTTATCTAAACAAAAATAGAAAGTTTCAATTGATTAATGGAATTCCTTCAGAAAATCCATTACCTCCAATTCCAATTGATGATTCATTAGAAGTTGCTACCATAAATCTACCACCATATATCTGCAATGCCAACTCTCTAGATATATCATTAAAGCAGCATAAGCGTTATAGAATGCAAGATGTTGCTCAACTTGAAGATAGAATTAGAAATCTAGAATATTATACTGCACTATCATTATTAGAAACAAATACTGAAAACTTATTTGTTCCAGATAGAAATGGATTGTCTAGATTTAAGTCTGGAATTTTTGTAGATAATTTCTCTACTAGAAATTCTCAGGTAAAAATAGGACCAGTAAAAAATAGTATAGACCCAGAAAATTTAGAGTTAAGACCATCACCTTTTACTACAGAAATTGATTTACAATTAGGGTCTAAGTCGTTAATTGGAATTGGAACTACAGCATCTCCAATTGCAGATACAAAATTTGTAAATGATTTAGTTGGTAATAATGTAAGAAGAACAGGTCAATTACTCACAATTGATTATGACGAAGTTGTAGAAATAAAACAACCTTTTGCAACAAGAGTTGAAAATGTAGTGCCTTATTTGGTGACTTCTTATAGAGGAACTATTGAATTATTCCCATCATCAGATATTTGGATAGACCAGGTAAGATTAGAACCACAAAGATTAGAACTGGATCTGTATACAGAATCTAGAGAAGAATTAATACATTCTGGATTTGACCCACAAACAGGTTTAACCCCAGTAACTTGGGATGCTTGGGAAGCTACTTGGACTGGCAGTACATCAACTATTCAAAACGCCGCAAACTTTGTAGGATCATCATCCCAACAAATTGGAAGAACAATAACTACAACAAATACATTCCAAAATGTTCAAACAACTACTGTAACAAGAACAGGTACTGAGACTAGATCTGGAACACAATTAAAGTTATCAGAACAAGTTGATGTTGTTAATGAAGGTGATAGAGTTGTTAGCACCTCAGTTATCCCATTCATGAGGTCAAGAAACATTGAATTTACTGGTAAATCATTTAAACCTTTTACAAGAATATACACATTTTTTGATGGTGTAGATGTAAATAAGTTTGTTTTACCAAAACTTATTGAAATTCAAATGGTGACTGGCAAATTTAATGTCGGTGAACTTATAACTGGTAGAATGTCAACTGGATCTGAAACTGAAATCAATAGTTCTACTCCATTTATTACATTTAGAGTTGCAAAATCAAATCATAAGTATGGTCCTATTGCAAATCCATTAGATACCTTTACAGTAAGTCCATATAATCAATCATATACAATTCCAGAAGAATATTCTAGTTCTTCAATTTTACTTAATGTTGATACTGCTTCATTATCAGATATGACGCAAGGTTTGTATAGAGGATTTATACAAACAGGTATGAGATTAAGGGGAGAACAAGGTGAAGCTATTGTAACAAATGTTCGTTTGTTTACTGATAATGTAGGTACAATTATTGGTTCATTCTTTATTCCAAACCCAAATATCATATCAAATCCATCTTTTGAAACTGGAATTAAGTTATTTAAACTAACAAGTAGTTCCACAAACAGTTCTGTTGGTGGAGTAGTTAGAACTGATGGAGAAGAGCAGTATTTTGCTCAAGGTACGATTAATAATCAACAAGAAACTATTAGAACAACTAGAAAACCCAGATTTGATGAAGAAACAGTAAGTGAATCTAGGGGTGCTACAGATGTTCAAACTAGCACTGCTGTATCCACATTTACAACTGTTACTACTATAACACTACCTCCACCTCCTCCACCCGCCCCACCATGGGGAGGAGACCCACTGGGGCAATCATTCTTTATTACTAATAGTACAGGAGTTTTTGTAACAGCACTAGATGTATTCTTCAATACTAAAGACGATACTCTTCCAGTAACAGTTCAACTTAGACCTGTTGTTAATGGAGTTCCTTCTACAGACATATATCCTTTTAGTGAAGTTGTTATTGAAGCTAAAGATGTTATTACATCTTCAGATGCATCATTACCAACTAAAGTAATATTCCCATCACCGATTTATTTAAATCCTAATTCAGAAAATGCTATTGTATTATTGTCACAATCTTATGAATATACTGCATGGATTTCCAGAATGGGTGAAATTGATATCGGAACATTATCTCAACCAGAATCTAGACAAGTTTTAGTTTCTGCTCAACCAATGCTTGGATCTCTATTCAAGTCTCAAAACGGATCTACTTGGACACCAAGCCAATATGAAGACTTGAAATTTAATTTATACTCTGCAAGATTTAAAGGACAAAATGGATCTATAACATTTTATAATCCAGACTTGTCAGAGGGTAATGCACAAATTGCAAAACTTTTAAAAGATTCTTTAGAATTTAATTCTAGAAAAATAATTGTAACTTTAAATGATACTGTAGATGTTTCTGCAGTAGATTTAGGAAATACTGTAATACAATTGAACAACACCGCTACAGCAAATTATGTTGGTGCTGGTGGTTCTGCTTCTGGAAATCTTAAAATTGTCAATGCTGGTATAGGATATACCCCATCAAATGGATCATCATTTACATTTACAAATGTTCCATTAGTTTCTTCTACTGGAACTGGAAAAAATGCTACGGCAAATATTACAATTGGAACTGTTAGTGGTCTTAGTGGTGTTGCAATTGCTGCAACTATTTCAAATGGAGGATCTGGATATCAAATTGGTGACATCTTAACTGCAGAGCAAATTGGAACACAATCTCTTGGTAGAAATTTACAATTATCACTGACAAATATTTCAGGAATAAATGAATTAATTCTGGATCAAGTCCAAGGAGAGTTTAAAGTTAATGGTGCCATGCCAATTCAGTATGTTGATAGTGTTGCTGGAATTACAACTATATTAACAACTTCTAGTTCAAATGCATTAATAACTGATGTTGAATTGTATTCTCTAGAGACTGATGGACTGCATATTAAAGTGAATCATAAAAATCATGGTATGCATTCTGAAATTAATAGGGTTCAAATTAGTAATATTGATACAGATATAATCCCAACAACATTAACTACAGACTATACAAATTCAGAAACTGGTAGTATTAGTATTGCAAGCACAGTATCATTTACTACTTTTGAGAATGTTTCTGTTGCATCAACAAATCCTGGATATGTTTTAATCGATAATGAAGTAATTTCTTACACTGGTGTTGGTAATGGTCAATTAATAGGAATAACTAGAGGTATTGATCAGACAAGATCTTATAATTATTCATCAGGTTCAATAGTTAAAAAATATGAATTAAATGGAGTTTCATTAAGAAGAGTCAACAAAACTCATGATTTACAAGATGCTCTTGTTCAAAGACCAGTAGGATTAGATTATTATTATATTAAACTCGACATGTCTTCAAATGGAACTGATAGAAATAGTGGTTCTGGATTTGAAAAATTATATATTAATGACACCAAATCAACAGGAGGTAACTCTATAAGTGCTTCCCAAAATATACAATATGAAATAGCAAGACCAATAGTTCAAACATTAGTTTTATCTGAAACTAACATTCGTTCTTCCATTAAAACTACAACTGGAACTAGTATTGATGGTGGTGAAGTATCATTTATTGAATCCGAAATACTTCCATTAAATATATCAGAAAATACTTATTTTGATACTCCACGAATAGTAGCATCGAAGGTCAATGAACTGGATAAATTAAATAGTTTACCAGGAAATAAATCATTAAGTGTAACTTTCAACCTATCAACTTTAAATAATACTGTTTCACCAGTAATCGATTTAGATAGAGTTGGATTAATTTTAACAACAAATAGAGTAAATAATGCCATTGATGATTATATTAATGATAGTAGAACTTCTTCAATATTAGAAGATCCAACGGCATTTATTTACACCAATAAACTAATTGGTCTTGAAAATTCTGCATCCTCTATTAAAATTTTATTATCTGGTTATGTAAATGTCTTTAGTGAAATTAGAGCATTCTACACTATTTCAAATACATTACAATCCAATCCAATTTACTATCCTTTCCCAGGATATAATAATTTGGACGTAAATGGAAACGTAATTGATATCTTTAACAGTGATGGATTACCTAATAAATTAGTACCTAAAACAGATGTACTTGGATTTGGTAGTCGTGAAATAGTCTTTAAAGATTATGAATTCTTTATTGATGATTTACCAGAATTTAGATATTTTGGTATAAAGTTAATAGGAACGTCTACTAATCAGGCACATCCTCCAAGAATAAAAGACTTACGTGTAATTGCTTTAGCTTAAAATGAACAATCACTATTTAAAAGTTGAAGGTCATAATCATTTAGTTAGAGATGTGCAATCAAATGCCATAATAAACACAAATAAAGAAGGTTATCAATCCTACAAGTCTTTAAAAAATTCAAAAGAACGTGAGAAATGTAGGATTGATAACATTGAAAATGATTTAAATAGTCTAAAGTCAGATTTAGATGAAATTAAATCATTATTGAGGGCAATTGCAAATGGATCCTGACAAAATTTTTTTAACAGATTTTAACAAATCTTTTGAATATGAGAAAATATCTAGAGATATAGATAATATAGATGATATTGAGTATTTAAAAAAACTTGCAAAATCATATATTAAATTATACTTTCAACAACAAGAAGTTATAGTAAATTTGGGGCAGTTGTAAAATGGCACAACCAGCATCACGACAACAATTAATAGATTATTGCAAGAGAAAACTTGGTTACCCAGTTTTAGAAATTAATGTTGCAGATGAGCAAATTGATGATCTTGTTGATGATGCTATACAATTTTTTCAAGAGAGACATTTTGATGGTGTCTCTCAAATGTATTTAAAATATCAAGTAACCCAGGGAGACATTGATAGAGGTAGAGCAAAAATGGGTGGAGTTGGTATTGCAACAACTTCAGCAACTACAAATATTGCGGGGACTCCAACAACATTTAATTACTTTGAAAGCAGTAATTATTTACAAGTTCCACCATCAATAATTGGAATTAATAAAATTTTCCACTTTGAAGGATCTAATAGTATTTCTAGTGGAATGTTTAGTATAAAATATCAATTATTTTTAAATGATATTTACTATTGGGGGTCTACAGAACTTTTAACATATTCAATGGTTAAAAGATATCTTGAAGACATTGACTTTTTATTGACAACTCAAAAGCAAATAAGATTTAATCAAAGAATGGATAGATTATATCTAGACATTGATTGGGCAAGTTTAAAAGCAGGAGAATTTATAATAATTGATTGTTATAGGGCATTAGATCCCAATGATTATAGTAGAGTATGGAATGATTCGTTCTTAAAACCATATTTAACATCACTTATCAAAAAGCAATGGGGTCAAAATTTAATTAAATTCCAAGGTGTAAAATTACCAGGTGGAATAGAATTAAATGGAAGACAAATGTATGATGACGCTCAAAGAGAGATTGATGAGATTATGAATAAGATGTCATCTACATATGAATTACCACCACTAGACATGATCGGGTAAACCAAAATGGCATTAAATCCATTCTTTCTCCATGGTTCTATAGGTGAAAAAAATCTTATTCAAGATTTGGTAAATGAACAATTAAGAATGTACGGTGTTGAAATTTATTATATACCGAGAAGTTATATTAATGAAAAAACTATTATAGAAGAAGTTTCAAAATCTGAGTTTAAATATGCAGTTCCATTAGAAGCATATGTGGAAACTTATGAAGGATATAGTGGAGCTGGAACATTACTTTCAAAATTCGGAGTTCAAGAATTAGATGATCTTACGTTAACAATATCAAAAGAAAGATATGAATTGGCAGTAAAACCATTAATTCATGATAAAGAAAGTATGAAGTTGACGGATAGACCAAAAGAAGGTGATTTAATTTATTTTCCTCTTGGTGATAGATTATTTGAAATAAAATATGTTGAACACGAAAAACCATTTTATCAACTTCAAGGCAGTTATACTTACGAATTGCGTTGTGAACTATTTGCATATAATAATGAATTGGTAGATACCAATATAGATTTTATTGATGATAATGTTGAATCAGAAGGTTATAATTTATTTTATCAAATGGTTGGATTTGGATCTACTGCATCCGCTATAACTTCTACAATTAATGGTGGAGTTACAAGAGTTAATTTATTAAATAGAGGATCTGGATATACTAATGTACCTTCAGTAGGATTTTCATCAGCACCAAATAATGGGTTAACTGCTGTTGGAATTGCATCTATGATTTCTGGTATTATAGATTTTTGTGAACCAAATCCAGATTTATCTAGAGTACAAGCAGTTAATATTGTAAATCCTGGATATGGATATACAGTTGCTCCTCAAGTCTCATTTATTGGTGGTGGTGGATCTGGTGCTAGAGCAACATCAGTAATTGGAAATGGTGTAGTTGGAATAATTACCATAATGAATGGTGGATCTGGATATTTAAACCCACCAACTGTTACTTTTACTGGAATTTCTACAATACAAGCATCAGCAAAAGCAGTTATAAATTCTAGTGGAACAGTAACACAAATTCTAATAACCAATGGTGGTTTAGGATATCAATCAACACCAACAATTACAATTTCATCCCCAGAAAGTATAGTTGGATACGGAACATATATATTTAATGAGATTGTAGTTGGAAGTTCTAGTAGTATTACTGCCAGAGTAAAATCTTGGAATGGTATAACTAAAATTTTAGAATTATCTAAAATTACTGGATCATTTAATTCTGGTGAAAATTTAGTTGGGCAAGAATCTGGTGCAACATACAGAATTAAGTCACTAAATACTGATAATAGCAATGATGGATTTGCTCAAAATCAAGTTATTCAAGACGAAGCAAATCAAATAATAGATTTTAGTGAATCAAATCCATTTGGAACCCCATAATAAAATTTTTAAATTTCCAATATGTTTGATCACTTTTACCACGAAATTCTTAGAAAGACTATTGTAGCATTTGGTACGCTATTTAATGGTATAACTGTAGAAAGAAAGGATAATAATAACACTGTCGATTCGGTAATAGAAGTTCCTTTAGCTTATGGTCCAACTCAAAAGTTTTTGGCTCGCTTAGAACAAGAACCAAATTTGAACAAACCAGTTCAAATAACATTACCAAGAATGTCTTTTGAATTTGTTGGATTGCGTTATGATACTGCAAGAAAATTAGCACCAACACAATCATTTGTAGCAACAATAAGAACAGATAATACTGATTTAAGAAAGGCATATATGCCAGTTCCATATAATATGGATTTTGAGCTATCTATTATGACATTATTGAATGATGATATGCTTCAAATTGTAGAGCAAATATTGCCATATTTTCAACCTTCATACAATTTATCTATAGATTTAGTATCAAGTATTGGAGAAAAAAGAGATATTCCTATAACATTAGAAAATATTTCTATGCAGGATAATTATGAAGGTGATTATTCTGTGAGAAGATCTTTAATTTATACTTTAAAGTTTACAGCAAAGACTTACCTTTTTGGTCCAATTTCTGGGTCAGAATCGGCAAAAGATATTATCAAAAAAGTTTCTCTTGGTCTTTCATCTGGAGAATATGGAGACACTCCAAGAAGAAATGTTGTTTATACCGTTGAACCAAAGGCAACTAAAAATTATACAGGTGACATTGCAACAAATATTGTCGATAATATTAATGAAGAAGATACTATTATAAATGTTCAAGATAGTTCTGAAATTCCAGTCAATTCTTATATAACAATAAATAATGAAACATTATTTGTAAAATCAAATTCCAATAACACTTTAATTGTTGTTAGAGGATCTTATAATACTATTTCAACTGAACATGTATCTGGAAGTGCTGTCAAGTTGATAACATCTGAAGATAATTCATTAGTAAATAAGAATGATAATTTTGGATTTGATGGTTCTATTGATTAAATTTAAAAATGGCAGAAAAATTTACCGACTTAGAAAGTGCTTTTGATGTAGAGACTGAGATTATTCACACAGAAAATACGTTAAAGGAAATAAAAAATATTGCAAAAGAAGTTGCAGAATTAAATAACGATGTCAGAAAAGATTATGAATATACAAGAGGAAATCTTTATTCAATAATTGAAAAGGGTCAAGAAGCATTGAATAGTGCTTTAGAATTAGCTCAAGATGGTGGGCAACCTAGAGCATATGAAGTTGTTGGGCAACTAATAAAAAATGTATCGGATGCCACAGATAAATTATTGGATTTGCAAAAAAAATTAAAAGATATTGAAGATAATAGCCAAATAAAATCACAAACTAATGTGACTAATAATGCACTTTTTATTGGATCTACTGCAGAGTTATCTAAATTCTTAAAATCTAATAAAAACAACGAAAATACTTAATATTTTATAAATAAAGAAAAGTATCATCAAAAAATGAAAAAGTTGTCTGAAGACCACAAAGAAATTGCAAGTGGTAAAAGAAAAGATGATGAAGGATATATGGCTCGCAATGAAATGGATGCTATTGAGAGATCCATTAATAAATTAAGAAAGGTTATAAAAAAAAGCGATACTCAACTTCCAGCTTGGGTTCAATCTAAAATTACTAAAGCGGCAGATTATATTGATACTGCTGCAGAATATCTCCAAAGTGATGAAAGTGTGGATGAAGAAGTAAGTGCAACAATTAATACACAAAAACATAAAGAAGCAAGAAAGCAAGAAAAAATTCGTGGTTTGGCAAAAAGTTCCAATCCAAATGAAGCACAAGTTGCAAAATCAAAATTAAGACCTTCTGCTTCCGTATCTTTGCCAAGTTTTAAAAAAGAAGAAATTTCTCTAGTACAAAAAATTCTTGGTGAAGAAAAATGTGGTAACGGGATGTATTGGTGTAACACTGATAAAGTATGTAAACCCCTACCAGACGGGTTTAAAGTAAACGGTCAAAAGAAAAAACCAACAGAGGTTGGTATTGGTAAACCAGTTGCTGAGGCAATGGGTTGTAATCACACCAAAAAAGGAAAATCATGTCCAGTTCATGGAAAAGATGACTGTGCAATGAAGGAAGAAATAGATCCAAAAGGTCCAGTTAAATCATACAAATCACCAGAAGAAATTGCTAAAAAGCATGGGGTTTCACTTGAAACAATACAAAAACAACTTAAGATTGGAATTAAAGTAGAAGGTGAGCACACATCAAATAAAACATCAGCAAGAATTACCGCATTACAACATTTAGATGAGGTTCCAGATTACTACACTAAACTTAAAAAAGTTGAAAAGAAATCTAATACAAATGAAAGTGTTACAATTGAAGATATGTTCGGTAACACATTCGTTGAATTCATTGATTTAATTACACCCCAAGATGTTATAGATGAAGCAAAACTTCAATTTACTCGTCGTGCTGCTGGAAGATTAGATGGTGTAAAAAAAACTGGTGAAGAAAAAGCATTAAACAAAGCAAATAGATTAAGCAATTCACAAAATCCTAAAGACCGCCAGAGAGCAAATAAAATTCGCAAAACTGCAAAAACAGTTGCTGATAGAGATGCTGCACAAGCAGGTTCTGATGCAAGACAAGAATTATATCGTAGACAGCAGAGAAGGGCAAATGATCTTGCTAAACAATTGATGCAAAAAGAGGATATTGAAGAAGCAGTCAGAATTCCATCACAAAATGGTCAGTTAATGGTAATTATGTTTACTTGGAGAGGTAAATCTTATTCGTTAAGAATGTTCTTCCCTCAAATAAAAGTACCTTCAAGAAAGGAGGTTGAATATGAATTGCAAAAAGTTTACCCAGAAGCAAAAGTTCTACACGCTCAAATAACAGATTTGAGACCTGGTGGAGATCCTATTGTTCAAGTTCAAAATTCACCATCAAAAAATTATCTATTAAATAACAAGACTATTGGTGAAGAATTAGAAGAAGATTGGCAGTCAGTAAATCGTAAAGATAAGACTGATGGATTAAGTCAAAAAGCAGTTGATGCATATCGCAAAGAAAATCCAGGTTCAAAGTTACAAACTGCAGTAACTGAAAAAAAGCCTGAGGGCAAAAGGGCTGATCGCCGTAAGTCCTTTTGCCGCAGAATGAAAGGTATGAAATCAAAATTGACTTCTGCCGAAACTTCAAGAGATCCAGATAGCAGAATAAACAAAGCATTAAGACGTTGGAATTGTAATTAAAAATAGGTTTTATTATGGCTGATCATTATCTTGGTAATCCGCTTTTAAAAAAAGCGAATACTGCCCTCGAATTTACTCAAGATCAAATTATAGAATTTGCTCGTTGTCAAGACGATCCAATTTATTTTGCAAAAAATTATATTCAAATTGTTACTTTGGATTATGGTTTGCAACCGTTCAAACCATATCTATTTCAAGAAACAATGATTGAAAGATTTCATAATCATAGATTTAATGTATGTAAACTACCAAGACAGTCTGGAAAATCTACAATTGTTGTATCTTATCTTTTACATTATGCAATTTTTAATGATAACGTAAATATAGCAATTCTTGCTAACAAAGCATCTACTGCTAAAGATCTTTTAGATCGTTTACAAACTGCTTATGAGAACCTCCCAAAGTGGTTACAGCAGGGAGTAATGACATGGAATAAAGCATCTTTGGAGTTAGAAAATGGATCAAAAATTATTGCTGCTTCTACATCAGCATCAGCAGTTCGTGGTGGATCATACAACATCATCTTCCTCGACGAATTTGCTTTTATTCCCAACCATATTGCTGATCAGTTTTTCAGTTCAGTTTATCCTACTATTTCTTCTGGTAAAAATACCAAGGTAATTATTGTTTCCACCCCTCACGGGATGAATCATTTTTATAAAATTTGGCATGATGCTGAACGTAAAAAGAATGAATATATTCCAACAGAAGTTCATTGGAGTGAAGTTCCTGGTAGAGATGAAAAATGGAAAGAGCAAACTATTGCGAACACTAGTGAACAACAGTTTAAGGTCGAATTTGAATGTGAATTTTTAGGATCTGTTGATACGTTAATTTCACCAAATAAACTTCGTAATTTAGTTTATGAAGCACCAAGATTAAGAAGTGGTGGTTTGGATGTTTTTGAAGATTGTAAAGATGAACACAATTATGTAATTTCTGTTGACGTTGCCAGAGGTGTTGGTAGTGACTATTCTGCTTTTGTTGTTATAGACATAACACAATTTCCACATAAGGTAGTAGCAAAATATAGAGACAATCAAATAAAACCAATGATATTTCCAAGTATAGTTCATGAAGTGGCAAAGAGTTATAATGATGCGTATGTTTTATGTG